GTCAAACATACCGCGTTAAGGTATAACCCCTGCAGCTAGGCACCCATCCGTGGAGAGAGCAGCTGTGTAATCACAAATTAATATGAAAACACAATCAGCTACATTCAAAATTAACAAACATGAACAGATAATGAATAAAACTATCTACCATATCCTTAAAGTTGATATAACTGACCTTACGAAATCATGGCACCATTTAAAGAACTCTCGAATTGCTTCAAGAGGATTAAAGGATACAATAAAATTCCTTAAGTCTCTCTACACTCTGTCCAAGCGTTTCGCGCTTGAACAGCAAATCGAACCTCTACCGTTTTGTAAATCCGATAAGGAAGGGTTTCCTTCGTGTTTAGCGAAGTTCAAACCTTTACTTAAAGGAACACATAACGAGAGAAGAGCAGCACTGACTGTTTTATATCAGTATGCTCACCTCTTTCTTCCTGCTGATAAGAATGTGGAAACAATAGTTTCCCCATCAAATTGACAGGAAGGTTATAAGAAAATCGAAAAGGATTGGAAAAGTTTCATCTCCTCTTTTAAGAAGAGATTAAACCTTCCACCTGTACAAAGACTAGAACCACACTTTACTTCTAAAGCTGGTCCAAATGGTCCTTTTGCGGTAATGAAATCGCATCTGGATGCATTGGCAGTTTCAGAGCATCCCCCACTATACAACACGATCAAATACTTGATTAAAAGGTTTGCACCTGATAGTCAATTAGATGAAGATCTTGATATAATGGTTGGGATGGCCAAGAAGATAGAAACATCCAATAAACCTATTCATAGTCGTCTTCACTTCCTTGCGGAAGGTGGAGGAAAGACTAGAGTAGTTGCTATTGGAGATTTCTGGACTCAGCAGACACTTAAAGTTATCCATGAGTTTCTCATGGATACACTTAAACGTCTGTCTACAGATGGTACCTATTCCCATAATAGAGTGTCCCTCCTAACCATGGAGGCCACACGTCTAGGGAAAGATATCTACTGTTTTGACTTAACAGCTGCGACTGACAGATTTCCTGCTTTACTGCAGAAAGATGTCATATCGGAGATGTTAGGTCCTGAGATCGCTTCTTCTTGATACACTTTGGTAAATGATAGAGATTTCCAAGTCTCTACATCGTCCCAAGGCGAACAAGTGAAAGTGAGATATAACGTAGGACAGCCAATGGGCTTCTTAAGCTCATGGGCTGCCTTCGCCTTAACTCACCATGTCTTCGTCCAATGATGCGCTTTCCGAAAAGGTTTCAAATCTTTTCGAGATTACGTAATCATTGGAGATGACATTGCCATCTTTGAACAGGAAGTTGCCTGTGAATATGAGAGAATGCTCTCTTTTCTTGATATACCAATATCAAAAGCAAAGAGCATCATCTCCAAAGGAAGAACATCTGCTGGCGAGATAGCCAAAAGATTGTTCATCAAAGGAGAAGAAATCTCTCCCATACCACCCGACATTTTCCAAGCAGTTGCTAATGATTGAAGAATCACTAGCCAACTGTTATTGGTTATGTCGGAACGCAGGTGAATACCTACGCTGAATGTCCCGGACAGAAACACATACTTTAAGGAGTCGATCCTTCCTTGGTTAAAGGAAGTATCTCCCTCAAAGTTTGAGTCTTTGGTCGCAGTTACGACATTTCCAATTCAAGAAAGCCAGCCCTTCGCAGGGGTAGGTGATTATTGAAAGGAATATGATAATGACTATTTGGCCATTATCACTAGAAGGTTTCTTACGAAACAACTAGGTCTTGCTGCAATGCGCTTTGAAACTCAATTAGAAAGTCAAAATCTAAGAGAGTCCATTGAGCACTGGGGCGGTCTGTCAGCCAATTCGATATCCGACAACGAACTAAACAGACACCCATTCATGACTCTGTTGATGGTATTTAAGATGAGGGTTTTAGACCTCACATTAGAAGCATCAAATGCAGAGAATATGGATGAGTTGTCTGCCGTGTTCGAAGAGGGGTTCGTCCCAGATCCCTTCGTACCTAGCTTTAGGACAAAGTCCAGAGATAGAGTATTAAGGAAATCTGAGAGAATCTTGAAGATCAAAGACCTTCTTGACAAGGGTGTACCATCAGATATAAGTACTGGTGAATTTCTCAACCAATCAGATATGGAAGAATAGTACAGGGGCTTGCCCCCGGGGTATCTGTTTGACTGCAAAGTTACTACTTTGCAG